AAACTTTTCCGATTTATTTATACCCTTTGTAGGTTTATTAGGAGCCACAATCTCTTGTTTACGTAGATAAACTAATATAGCTCCTTCTAAATATCTTGATGACATAAATACATCTTCATACGGACAATGTCCTAAATGAGCCAGACCACGAGCAATCTCTATAAAGTCGAGTTTTTCATCTATCTTTTTCACAAGTTTTACGTCTTGTAAGTTGTACTCAACAAACTTATCTAAGTCATTTTCATATAAATCATTCAAAGTTCCTTCATACTCGACTTTCTTTTCACCTACTTCATATTCTCCTATAGCATCTAATCTGTATGAAGGTTGTTGACTGAATGTAAACTTTTTATATAATGTTAAGTAATCTAAAATACTAACACCAGCTATTTTGTATCTATTAGCAAAATCACTCCACTCAACGATACCTATCGGAGACAACACATCAGCTATCTGTCTACCAACTATTCTTTGAGCTCGATTATAGAGATAAGGAACATCAAAGAACTCGACATTCCAACCTGTCAATATTGTAGGTTGTATTTCTAAATATTTTTTGAAGAAAGCATTTAATAAATCAAACTCATCTTTGAATTGTACAATAGTATCACTTGTATTCTTTGTATTGAGTTTATTGTGTGGGTCCAATACATAACAGAAGTATTCGTTTGTTACAGGGTCATTGAAAGCTATCGAAGTGATTACGTTTTCAGCTGTGTTAATATTAGGAAATCCATCTGTAACCTCTACCTCAATGTCAAATATCATCGTTCTATGTCCCTCTGAAGGTTCGTCTGAATCAGTATAATTATCTACTAATACACGAATTTCAGGATTGACATCCGACTCAAACAAATCAGGTTGTCCTTTTTCCCATTCTGTTATTCTTTTTAATTTATCACCATATAACGAGACAAAGTTTCCAGCTCTATGTTTTGTGTAGGCATACTTTTTGTAACGAAATGTTTGATGTCCAAACTTATCGTCCCAAATATGCATTTTATTGACTCTTCTATCGTAATAGATGCCTTGATACATTTAGATTGTAAAACCTCAATTTATTATGTTAGAATATACGAACAAATCAGTATACTTGTCAAGTGGTTTTTATATTTTCTCCCGGAACTTCACAAGCGTCATTATTACAGAACTTGTCGATTTCAGCTTCCTCACCTTCAACACCAACAAAACTAAGTTTACCTAACTTTTTAACTTGTTTATTGTACTCGTCTTCATCAATAGCTTCGTATGGCATTTGTTTGTAAGCTCCATAATCGTGTCTTGGTAATAATGATATACCTTTTAATCTGTATTGAAAATAATTTAGGACAGCAGGTAACTGGTCGGCCTCTTTCTCAGGGTCGAACGTAGCTGTACAACTAACTTGATTGTCTGCCCAATGTCTTTGTAAGAATGCGGCTAAACTGAATTGTTCCCAGATTGATAGTTCAGCCGCAGTTCTTATTCCCTCTCCTACATCTACAGGTACTTCGACAACCATCGTAGAATCCTCTGAACCGAAAGCGGGTTCTAATTTATATCCTGCTTTCTTTAATGGTTCTAATAACTCAGAATGTTTAGATAACCTCATTCTACGAATATAAAATCTTGATTCAGGATAATGCATCCCTGGTGTAGCTCCTACTAATAGTGATACCGTTCCACTAGGTTTGACTGATGTTGTTTTAATTGAACGTGGTACAGCAAACCAATCTGAATATTTTTTATCCCAATCTTGTATAGTATCATATCCAGTTTCTAACCAGTTTTGTAATTCATTTAATCCTTTGTTTGTTATAAACTGAGCAACTCCACTTACACTACATCCGATTCTTCTGTTTCTTAACATCACTCTGTTTGTATCTGACCAATGTGTTTTACCTAAAGTTACGGTCTTGGCATACAGATAAGCATACTTTAGTGTTCTCTGATAATCTTCTAATGAATCGTGATTACTCGGAAACGTCTCTACTAAACAACATAACTCGTATGATTCAAGTGATTGTTCAAGACAAGGATTACCTCCCATTACTCTGTGGTCTTTATTGTCTCCTCCATTCTTCATACGAGAATACTTTCTCATATTATCTAACCAGGCAAAACCAGGTTCACCGTTATCAGTAATACGTTTACAAACCTCTGTATAGTCCATTCCTAACTCAGCAAATATACTATTGTTACTCGTCCAACCATATTGGTCTCTATGTGGATTTACTTCATAATTTTTTAAATCTAAATACTCTTCATTGTGTGGGTCTCCAAATACAATCTCAGCAGTTCTTCTAACATTACCTGCTACGACACACTTACCAATCAAATTCATAATATCAACGATTGTTGTGATTGTGATAGGTTCACCTTTATTTTTATCCAACACATTTATAATGTCCTGATGCACTTCCATCAAGGGTTCAGGACCAGAACTCATACCACCGAAACCTTTTATCGGTACACCAGCTGGTCTAATTTTACTATAATCAAAACCTACAGGAGCTGTACCGTGAAAATAACTTTCTAATAGTAATTTAAGTGATTCAACCCAACCTTCTCTAGTATCAGGTATCTCGAAGACTTCTTCATTTCTATCTTTGTTAACACCCTTGACTATAATCTCACCTGCTCCTTTTGTATCGAATCCTACACCAACACCTAACATAGAAGCATCCATAAGAAAACAGAATGGTTTTGAGTAGTCTTCTTTAATTGTTTTTGTTGATACAAAGGCACAATTATTCAGAGCTGCGTATAATCCTTTTTCTTCTGTAATCGGTGTACCCATAGCCCATAGACCACGTCCAGGAGGTAAAAACTTCATATTAAACATTCTCTCATACATCTCTTGTGCAGACTTTTGTGCTTGCCAGGCGTTCCAACCTAACTGATGTGATTCAATCCAATTCTTTTGCATTGTGTAGGTTCCCTCAACTACACGTTGAATGGTTTCCCACCATCTTTCATTTTTTCCGTTTTCTTTAATACGAGAATATGTTCTCATATACACTAATTCACCAAGACCATTGAACCCGAACGGGGGTCTTTTTCTTTTGTATTTATCTATAAACTTTTCGGATAACTTGAATTTTTCCATCTAACTAACTCCTGTTGTAATCTTTTTCTCGTAACAAATATAAGTATAATATATACGAAAGTATATTCACGATTTATTCGAAACCGTCAACTTTTTTTCCCATATCTTTATATTTGTTTGCTAATTCTTTTCTTAAAAACTCTTCACTATTATTCATCTTACTTTGTGCATCTTTACCAAACTGGCTACTACCTTCGAAGATTTGTACTTGACCTATATTTGTATTTATTGTAGACGGATAAGTTACACCATCGATACCAAATCTATTTTTAATCACGTGAAATCTACCAGTGTTGGCAATCTTGTCTTCTACTTTTCTACTCATACTCATTACAAAATCAGCAGTCATAACTTTACTATAATCTTCAGCTACTTTATCAGCACCAATCACATCTTCTTCAAGAGCAGAACGATTAGCTTGTGAAGCAGTCCAGATAGGAACTTCTAACTCACCAGCTAGTCCTCTCAAATCTTCATAGATGTTTCCTATAGCATGTCTCTTTTCTCTAAAGTTACCAGTTGGCATCAATATATCAGCATAATCAACAAGAACAACATCAGGTTTGATACCACTCAACTCGATTTGTTTCAAGTGAGCTCCTAATGTCTGTACAGAAGCGGCCTTTGTAGGAAAGTATTTGATTAAAAGTCTACCTGGAAGATTTTCTATTTTTGATTTGACATCATCTTTGTAGTACTTGATATTAGCTGTAGTTACACCTGTAAAGATACTATCATATCTTAGACCTACATAATTTTCATTCAACTCAAGTGTGTAATGAACAACCGTTTTGTCTGATTTCAAAGCTCCTGCTCCTAGAGCTTGTAGTGTCCAAGATTTACCTATACCNGCGGGAGCTACTATGACACCCAACTCACCTGAACCTAGTCCTCCGTCCATAATCTCATTAATGACATCCCAAGGAGTAGGTGTTGTTAATCTAGCAGAAGCTTCTAATCTTAAATCTAGTGATGTGATATAATCTTGACCTAAATCTCTTTCAGAACCTGCTTTCATAGCTTCATCTATTATTGATTTTATACCATCATAATCTTTGTTTTCTAACAAATTAACTGATTCTAATATAGCATTCTTGAGTGATTGATTCTTACAAAAATCAAGTGTTTGAGATTGTACAAACTCTAAATCAGTAGCCTCTATATTCTTCCATACTTCTCTAAGTTTATCAACAACCCCGCTCTTCAAAACATCATTTTCTATTTCATCAACTTTGTATTTGATAACTTCGAGTGTAGGTTGTTTTTTATACTGAGTGTAATAATCACGTATACTATTTACTAACCATTTATTAGAGTCTGAATCAAACATATCAGGATTCAAAATATCATTAATTGTCTGAATAAACTTAACATCTCTTAATAAAGAGGCTATTATTTTAGACTGAAATGATGTCCCAAATTGTGTTAATGTTTCACTCATCTGTTTGTTTCTACTCTCAAATATTCTTGTAAAACTAAATCTGTAGGTTTTACATCATAGTTTTCGTTTTGAAATATTTCCCAAGAATCTAAAGCATATTGACCGATACCATACAACTCAGTAACATCATTAAATCCATTTACATAACCCTCACTCATCTTTATCAAACGTGTAGCTCTTGTGTTGTATAATCCTAACGGTTTGATTATATCAACTAAATCTGAATGTTCAGCTTTCATCATATCTTTAGGTGTCGGATATGTTTTAAAGAGTTCTTCTCTAACGGTATCAACTTGTTTTCTATTAGTTTGATTTAACAACATACAACAAACTAACATCTTCCAAGTATCATCTTGATATATCTCTTGTAGTAAAGGTCTTATAATTTCTCTAATCATTTGTTTTCTCTGCATAATGATTTAACTGATTGAANTTAGTTAATAACCAACTATTAAGATTAGGAAGAGCAGCATATAATTTATCTTCCAAAAACATTTTTTGAAATTTATACTTTANNAATCTATTGATNGGTTCTCTAATCTTCTCTTGTATTTTTGTTTTTGTAGAACCTGATATNTCNACNTCNGATAANTGCATCAGTTTATAGTTCAGTTCTATAACGTCTTTCGAATCAGGTAATTCTGTAATCACCTCATCTATATTAACTATACGATTCTCACTCAAAAACGGTAATTTTTTTCTGATTGTTTTTAAACCTAAACCTCTTACACCTTTAATGTTGTCGGATTTATCTCCATCTAATACTCTGTACCAAATATAGTTGTGAGATGAAATACCAAACTCATCTAAAACCGTTTGTTCATCATATAACTTTTTCTTAGTAGGACTCCATATCTTGATTCTACCATTAGCTAACTGAAGAAAGTCTTTATCAGTTGACATAATTGTAATCTTTGACTCTGTTAAGACTTGACGACATATATAACCTATCGTGTCATCAGCTTCGATATTGTCATAAGATAAAACCGTTATAGGTAAAGTGTTAAGATACTCAACCACTCGTTGTAACTGCATCATCATATTTTGTTTCTCATCTTCTTGAGAAGCAAAATCATACGTACGATTTACTCTGTATTTTGTTTTTCTATTTTGTTTATACTCAGGATATAACTTTCTACGGCGTGTAGACCCACCTTTGCCATCAAACACTATGACGACTCGGGTAGGTCTAAACATATTAATAGCGTAACCTATACTTCTCAGAAAACCAACTATTCCACCAACGTGAATACCATCNTCGTTAGTAGTTGGTATAACACTAAACACTCTAATAAAAGTATTTAGGCCATCTATAACAAGTACTTTATCATCAGGATTTCCGCCGTCTAAAGAACCACCCTTCTTCTTGATTTCATCAAGTATAGAAAGATACTTTTTATTACTCACTTAGTTCCTCTTCTACGACCACATCATCTATACCAAAGTTCTTTTCGTATTTGAGAATAACCTTTTCACATATTAAGTTGTAACAATAGGTTCTAAAGTCTTTATCTTTGAGTTGTTCACCCCAATCTTTAGATTGAAACTTGAGTTCTACTCCTTTGTGATTGTCCATTGTGTACCAAGCACCTGCTTGTTTAACGAGTCTATGGTCTTTCATAACTTTCAACCAACTTCCCTCATCATCAATACCAGTCTCAAAGTAAAGTTCAAAATCGGCATGTCTCATAGGAGGACCAAGTCTGTTTTTAATGACTTGAGCTCTCATCTTCATACCAATAGTATTGTTCTTTTTATCTTTGATTTGTCCAGTATTCTTTAATCTTATACGAGTTGAGGCGTGAAATGGTAATGCCTTTCCACCACTTGTTGTCCAAGGGTCTCCAAACATTACTCCGAGTTTTTGTCTGAGTTGATTTGTAAACACAAGAGCTATTCTTTGTCTTCCAATCATCTGAGTTATCTTTCTCATAGCTTTTGAAATGATAATAGCTTTTGAAGTAGCGAAACCATCTTTATCAAACTCGGCATCCATTTCTATTTTTGTTGAAGCAGCGGCTAGTGAATCAACCAAGATAGTAACTAATCTATCTTTATCACTTTCACGAACCTTTGCTGTGATTTCTTCGATAGCTGAAAAAATGTCTTCTACCGTTTCTAAGTGTAGATACAACATACTCTCTACATCAACACCGATTGATGATAGAAATTCTGTACTAACAGCTGTTTCAGTATCGATATAGACAGCAACACCACCCTTCTTTTGAGTCTCAGCGAGCATATGAGCTCCAAGTAATGATTTACCACTACTCTCAAGTCCATTTAACTCTGTAATTCTACCGACTGCAATACCACCGTCAGGTTTGTTTGATATTGCCAAGTCTAACATTGTAGAACCCGTAGACACAAAATCTTTTATATCAGTAGGTGTTGTATCTGTACCATCCAAGAAATATGCAACTTTCATATCCTTGAATTGTTTATTTAAGGTGTCAGCTAAGACACCAGCTAATTCGTCTCTTGTAGACATATTTTTCTCCAATTAAGTGTGGGTGATTGTCGTGAGATAACCACCCACGGGGTTTCATTTAGCTATTGAACAAATCATCGAATGCATCTGAAGTCTCTTTGGCGTCAAAAGATTTCTCAGCCTGTTTAGGTTGAGATTCTTCTGTTGAAGTTTCACCTTCAGAATCACCAGCAAGATAATCATTCAGAGCTTGAGTCAATTCATCATAAGATTGTTCCTGATAGATTTCAGTAATATTCTTTTGTGATTCCTTGATTGTTTCAAGCACAGAAGCATCCTCTGTAATTGGAGTTTGGTTAGGTTTTACTCTAATTGAAGTCGAAGGGAAGGACTTACCTGTCTCTTCGGCTGTTTTGAACTCTACAGCAACATCACGTCCGCTTGTAGCATCTGTAATATCACCATAGTCTGGGTCTGCTATAATGGAAAGCAGTTCTTGATAAACCGTCTTACCGAATCCCCAAAATCTAACACCTTGTGATTCCTCACCTCTTACGATAACCGGAGCAAAAGTTCTCATTTTAGCTTCGATTTTCTTTCCGAGACGATAATCATCTTTTGAACCTGTACCTTTGAGTTTTGAAGCAAACTCTTCGATTGGGTCTGGACGACCGAATGACATCGGAGAAAGATAGTTCTTACCTCCTAAGTCGTAATGAAAGTACAATTCAATAAAAGGATTGTCTTGATTGAACTTATAAGGAACAATTCTAACCAGTTGTGTTCCTGGTTGAGGTTTCCATAAGTTTGAAGTTCGTGTTGTTGTAGTCTGAAGTTGACTAAGACGATTCTTGATTGCATTTAAATCCATTAATTATCTCCTATTATTTATTTGTTATTTGTTAATTAGTATTCAAGTATAACCTTGATACATCAATAAGTATTGTATTGATTTTTAAAATACAATTATTTTTTATCTTTTGTCCAAGTTTTTGTATCTACGATTGAATAGATACGTGTTGGTATTTTATTAAGTCCATTTTCATTTGTCAATAGTAAGCTGTTTTTGTAGTTCTCCCAATCGATTGGAAATGATTTATCTAACTTCCCACCGTTTAGTTCACGAATCAAATCATTGAGAGCATTAATAGTGTATAAGGTGTTCGTGTTCTTTTTTCTATGGAGCGAAATAGTATCAGGAATCCCTTGCATAAAATCTTCATCGTACTCTACATTATAAGTACAGATTAATTGATGATGGTCATTTTCATTTTGAAATACGTAAATCTTATCAAACACAATATCATTACAAGTTATGATAATATCGATAACTTCGTGTAGTTTATTTCGTTTAGTGAATGTACAAAGTAATTGTGTTTTCATTATTTGACCACCTTTCCTTTCATACATTTTTGTAAGTCTTTTCCGAAATTACCTAAAACTGAATTATTACCTACCCCCTTAGTCCTGTATTGTTCTTTACCAATTTCAATAGATTTGTTATCTTTTTGAGAGTTAAAAGATATACTACCACTTTCAGAGTCAGGTCTTAATGTTTTTCGTAAATGACTAAATAATTTTTGTCTGTCTTCACTTGAATCAACACTACCTTCAAATCCACTTAAATCAGCTAAACACTCTCTTATAGTTTGAGAATTAACATTATAGCCATCAATACTCATATCACCAATATCCTCTTCATCTCCATAAATGTATCTATCCCAATGCATTTGTTTCATATAAGCGGCGATATAAGATTGTGTATTAGGACCATTATCGGGAGGACTAGGTGGTGTGTCAGGATTGTCTTCTCTCCATTTTTTATCTGATTCATCTAAATCACCAACTATCTGTTTATG